TCAAACATTATATATGACAGTTTAAGAGGGGCGATTCCGCCAAGAACAAGAGTTGAGCCTATAAGTGCGCGAGCATATTTGGTTAATCGAGCCAGAGACCTTGGAGGAGTTGGTAAACTTGATTCATTGGAGCGGCGCATTCTTGCCGAGGTTAGAGGCAATCAAAGAATGACATATGCTCGGCTCGATCAGTTGCGCCAAGAAGTTGGCGAACGATACGGTGCCGCATTGCGAGGAAATGCTTTTGGAGATACGACAACATTTGGCCTCAAAGGTCTTTATAATGCCCTCACAGACGCTCAGGGATCAGCGATTGAGGCAATTTCCTCTCCCGCAATTAAAGCCGAATGGGATGCTGGAAAAGCCCTAGTGCAACAAAGAAAGCAGCTAGAGGAGTCTGCTACAAAGCTGCTAGGCCAAGAGTTCGCAAGGCCGCTTGCACCAAGAATCCGAGGCGCAATAAACGGATTGCTCGATGGCAGTGTCACAAATTTCAATGCCATAATAAATGGAATACCAGAGCAATATCGTTCCGCTGCCGTTGTTTCTGCAATGGATGAAATTTTCACCAGAGGGGCGAGAAATCAAACTCAGCTCAATATGGGTGGATTTTCTTCTTGGTGGGAAAAGCTATCTAGGTCACCTACATCAAAGGCTGCTTTGATGCAGCAAATGCCTGAAGGTGCTGAGCAATTCTTAAGCAATTTAGCAATTATTTCCAAGCAGTATTCTTCCGCTATTGCTTCAGTCCCAAAGACAGGTGTTGTGAAAGCAATGGGCGACTTTGGCTCAGATAACGGAATGCTTGCTAAACTTCTGCCAATGATCCCAGTTGCTGGGGGCAGGATTTCCGGTATTTTTTCTTATTCCGGCCCAGACACAGTAAAGGCAGCAAGCGATCTAATGGCAAGCCCAGACTTCAGAAGGATTGTAGTCAGGGGCGCACAAGGGCAGAATACACAGCAAGCCGAATCTGCTTTAAGAGCAAGCCCTGTATTTAAGGCATGGACTGAAACATTGCCGACAAACATTCGTGATCGTGTTCTGACTGTCGGCCTTACCGATTATCTCTTTGAAAATTCGGAGCAATAAACATGGCCCGTTTCGGCTCGCTGGACACACAATACTTTGATGACGCTGGCGATCCCCTTGTCAGTGGGAAGATTTACTTCTACGAGTCTGGCACGACTACTCCGAAGGCCACATACGCGGATGTTAATTACACAATCGCTAACTCCAATCCGGTGATTCTTACCGCTGCTGGCAGACAGCCAAATATCTTTTTTGAGGGCGTAGCAAAAGCAATCCTCACCAAGTCTGATAACACGCAGATTCTGGTGCGTGATCCGGTCGGTGATACGGCCTCGACATTTGGTAATGCTTGGATAGCGTCTAAAGACTACAACGCGAATGATGTAGTACAAGGCTCGGATGGCGAGTTCTACGTCTCCTTGATTAACGGAAACGTCAACAACAACCCTGTTACCACAACGGGTTCGTGGACGTTTTTGTACTCGGTGGAGTGGAACGCAGGCACGACATACAAGCTCGGCTCTGTAGTGACGTATCAGACGATTGTTTACCAGTCTCTCCAGAACTCTAACCTGAACCAGAACCCGTCTACATCCACGACTTATTGGGTGCCGATTCAGTTGGTGTGGTCGTCTACTACGACATACGCAATCAACGCAAACGTGGTGGGGACGGATGGCATTCTGTATACCTCGCTGCAAAATGCTAACACCAATCACATTCCGGCCAGCTCTCCTTCATGGTGGGTAGGCACTTCTGCGGCTGCTGCTTCTAGTGCTAGTGCTGCTGCCTCTAGTGCTAGCGCCGCTGCCACAAGTGCTTCAAACGCTGCCACAAGTGCTTCAAACGCGGCTGCTTCCGCTTCGACTGCTTCTACACAAGCCACCAATGCGTCCAACTACGCAAGCGCGGCTAGTACCAGTGCCACCAACGCATCAAACTCGGCTAGTGCTGCAAGTACCAGTGCTTCTAATGCGGCAACAAGCGCATCAAATGCTGCGGCTAGTTATGATCTGTTCGATGACAGATACCTCGGCGCAAAGGCATCTGACCCGACTGTAGACAATGACGGGAATCCGCTTGTCACTGGCGCGATGTATTTCAACACCGTCAGCAACACGACTCGGATTTATAACGGCTCTGGCTGGCAGGATAGCGCTGCGATTGCGACAAGCATCAACCTTGCCTCTCAGGTAACAGGCACTCTTCCCGTAGCCAATGGCGGCACCGGAGCCACGACGCTCACAGCCAACAACGTGATCCTCGGCAATGGCACAAGCGCGGTTCAGTTTGTAGCCCCAGGCACCAACGGAAACGTCCTTACCTCGAACGGTACGGCATGGACATCCGCTTTGCCCGCTGGCTCCGAGATCGTCCGCGTAGCGCGCACCAGTAATACCGCACTTGCAACAGCAAACCTCGGGAATTTGATTGATATTACAAGTGGCACGTTCACTCAAACATTTGACGCTGCGGCAACGCTTGGTGATGGATGGTTCTGCTACATCCGAAATTCAGGCACTGGCGATATTACGCTTGACCCGAATAGCAGCGAGACCATTGACGGGCTTACCAGCTATATCATGTATCCGGGCGAGGTGAGGTTGGTGCAGTGTGACGGCACAGCCCTGCGAACAGTAGTGCTTAGTGCGTTTTACAGGACTTTCACTGCTGGGGGAACATTTACTAAGCCGCCGGGATACGCAGCTTTTTCTGGCCTGCTTTGGGGCGCTGGAGGAAGCGGTGGCAAAGGCGGCTCAGGTGGTAGGGGGTCTGGCGGTGGTGGAGGTGCTTCCGTCCCGTTCACGCTCGATGCGTCTGCCGTAGGATCGTCGGAAACTGTGACGATTGGAGCAGGAGGTGCGGCTATAACGGCAGGTGCTACAGTAGGAAATGCGGGTGGAAACAGCACTTTTGGGTCACTTGTCACTGCATACGGCGGAGGAGCAGGATTTGCTATAGGCTCTGCCAGCAGCATATCCGGTGGCGGTGGTGGCGGCGCTTTGGGTGTTGGTGGAAATGGCAGTGCTGGCAACGCTGTTGGAGGACGGCCACGTTCTGCTGGAATAGCAGATGACAATTCTGGGTTTGGAGGAACAGGGGGGTCTGTTACAGGTTCTGGATATTTTGCCACATACGGCGGCGCTGCTGGTGGTAATGGGCAAGGCTCTGGCGCTGCATCAGCAGCAGGCGCGTCTCTTTATGGCGGTGGCGGTGGTGGCGGGCAAGGAACTGCCGGTATTGCGGGCGGAACATCTGTTTATGGGGGCGCTGGCGGTAATGGTGGAACGACAGCAAGCGGCACTGACGGCACAGCCCCAGCAGGGGGCGGTGGAGGTACAATTACTGGGGCAACATCTGGCGCAGGCGCTCGCGGCGAACTTCGCATCTGGGGGATTGTGTAATGAGAGCACACGTAATTGAAAACGGCATCGTTATCAACACAATTGAAGTTGAGTCGCTAGATTTTCTTCCGAATCTTGTAGATGGAGAGAACGGCGGAGCAATTGGTGATTTGTACCAAAGTGGTCAATTTATAAAGCCGCCAGTCGATACTGAAAAACTTGCTGCTGACATTCGATCTCAAAGAAACACGCTCCTATCCGAATCCGATTGGACGCAAGCAAAAGACATCCCTGACAGCATAAGCACTCCTTGGGCCTCTTACCGTCAAGCCCTCCGAGACGTTCCTCAGCAGATTCTTTTCCCGATTGAGATCACTTGGCCCGTCAAGCCGTAAGGAGTCGCCATGAACATCGACGAAATCGCGTTACGTCAGATCGTCCGTGAGGAAATGAAATCGGCTCTAAAAGAGGTTGGCTTGCATGATGATGACGCTGGTACCGATGTTCGTGACCTTCGCTCCCTGATTACCGACTGGCGCGGCATCAAAAAGACTATCTGGCAAACTATCGCTAGGGCTGGGACTATTTTTGTCCTCGGCCTGCTTGTGCTTGGCGGATGGAGCAAGATCAACGGCAATGGTGAGTAGTCATGCTCGATCCTGTCTCGGCTATGGCGATTGCCACTTCTGCCTACAATATGCTCAAGAAGGGCATCGAGGTAGGCCGAGAGCTGGAGGACATGGGCGGGCAACTAGGAACCTGGTTCGGTGCCATTGCTGACGTAAAAGCAGCCGACGAAGAAGCCTCTGATCCGCCGCTATTTAAAAAGGTCTTTGCCAAGTCTTCTGTCGAGCAAGAAGCCATCGAAAACCTGATGCGCCGCAAAAAGATCGAACAGCAGGAACGAGAACTTAGAGAAATGATCGTGTACCGTTTCGGCGTAGATGCCTATCGGGACATGATAAAAGATCGAAACAATATCCGCACTGCGCGACAAAAAGCAATCGACGCTCGCGCCAGAAAGATCAAGAAACTAATATTAAACGCTGTCGCCATTGCCTTGATCGCTCTGATTGTGGCAATACCGATAGCTGCCGCAGTCTACATAATGCAGAGGATGTAACCATGATGACTCTCTTATCTACCCTGCTGGGATTCGCCTCTGGCGGCCTTCCGAAAGTGCTGGACTACTTCCAAGATCGCGGCGACAAGAAGCACGAGCTGGCTTTGATGGCGATGCAGCGTGAGCGTGAAATTGCGCTGGCGAAAGAAGGTTACATCGCTCAGGCACGAGTCGAGGAAATCAAAACAGATCAGATCGCCATGCAAACACAGGCGCAGGAAAAGATTGCGATGTGGAAGCACGACATGAAAATCGGTGAGGGCGCATCTACGTGGGTTATCAACTTGCGAGCTTCAGTGCGACCCATTGTCACCTACCTTTTTGTTGGTCTGCTTATCACCGTGGACGTTGCGGGTATTTGGTACGCCTATTCAACTGGTGTCGCATTTGCTGATGCCATGAATATGGTTTTCAGTGACGATGAAATGTCTATTTTGGCCGCAATCATCGCTTTTCATTTTGGCGGAAGGGCGTTTGGCAAATGATGAGCGACATCATCAAAGCTTTCGAGGGCTGCCACAACACGCCATATTTATGCCCGGCGAAGCTATGGACGATTGGGTATGGCCATGTTCTATACCCTGAGCAAGCAAAGCTGAAAGCTGATGACAGACCCGCGTATCCACTCAAACCAGAGCACAACCGGGTGTGGGATGCTGACGAAATTGACGCGCTTCTTGAAACGGACTTACAACGCTTTTCGGATGGGGTATTACGATTATGTCCTGCTGCTGCTGATAATGATCGCCATTTTGCAGCGTTGGTCAGCTTTGCGTTCAATGTGGGGTTAGGTAATCTTCAGTCATCCACGTTGAGGATGAAATACAACAGAGGCGATTTTTATGGGGCGGCAGATGAGTTTTTAAAGTGGGATAAGTCTGGCGGGAAAGTTCTGGCTGGACTAACCCGCAGACGTATTGCTGAAAGATTTTTATTTCTGTCCTAAAATCTGGACAGGCTGGCTACCCAAGTCCCTTCGTCAACTGACACGATTTCCTCAT